ATCTATCACCAACACTCCTTGTTATCTTTTCTTCCGGTTCTCCCGTATATCCCGTTTGAACGGAAGTTTGAGAAGTGTGTTCTCCTTTTAGAAGTTGTTTGACATCGTTTACACTGTCAATCTTTACCATATACCACCATCGAATAAATGAAACTATTTACTATAATTATGTCTTGAATTTGAAATAACCCAATAATTGGTTTATCGGAGCAAATGCACCCGTTAGTTTATATGTCTTACCGTTGAATGTAAACACAATTCCTTCCAATGGAACTATTGAGTCCATACCACCGGCAGCATCAATTCTCTTCAATTGTTTTTTGAGAACGTTTATATCTTCCAACTTTTTAGAAGATGAGAGAGTTTGTATTGCATTCTTGACATCCAACTTCATTTGACTTGTAGTTTTCTTTGGATCTATTGCCATTACACTCTGAACATTCTTTAGAACTTCTGCGCCAAACTCTAACACGAGTAATTCAAACGGTTGAACATTCTTTTGCATTTGTTCTTGGACTTTCAGTTTATCCGTATTCTTTGCCCAAGTCAAAAGATTGCCGTCAGATATATTTGTACTGTTTAGGGCAAACGACTTATCATAAAATGCCCATCTTTTTACAAGTCCTTCCATTGTCTTCTCATCTATCGTCAGACCAGCTTCTTTTGTGTTCTTTTTGATATACTTTTCCCACCAACGTTGATGCCATACACCAATGGTGTCAGTATCTAAACAATTCATCTTATTCTGAAGAGTTGTTAGTTTTGTTACAAAGTAATTCAGTCGTTGATTGAACTTTTTAGTCTTACCAACCACGATTGATTTTGGTTTGGTAATACTAAATGTTTCTTGTGAATGTGCATTTACTTGTTCTATCATTCCGGCTAAAACTCTTGCATAGTCAGGATAATCTTCTATCTTTTCACCTTTATCATTATACAAAGAAACTCCGTGAAAAACAATATAAGCACCGTCGTAGTTGATTACATTTGCACTTTTCGGGTACATAATTTCAAGATTCATCCAAGCTTTACCATCTTGAAAAATCTTCTTTTGTTGGTTTAGAGTTAGTTTTTGAATTGCCTTTTCCAAATCAGAGAACGCAAATGTAAATGCCTCTTCAATAGCACCACGACCACCAAACTTCGTCTTGATACTTTCATAATCCATTCCACCATTCTTGATGTCACCTTTATTTCTGGCAGCATATAGTTTACCTTTTCTAAATGAAGCAAAAAGATTTTGACCGTCTAATTTTTCTGTTGGTTTTCCTGTTGTTGTTATTTCACCCGATAATCCAAGTCGGAACATTTCTTTCATGTCACCAAATGTAAGACCGAAGTCTTCAAATGGATGTGTCATGTGTCCTGCTGCACCACCTTCTTTTAGAAGTGGTTTATCTTCCTTAGCAACTTCTGTAAATACTTCATTCCAAAATTCTCTACGAACTACGGAGAGACGTTCTCCCGCAGGTTCATCAGATTCTGGAAGAAGATTGATGTTGAACTTCTTAGCGAGTTGAACGATAACAGGAATCAATAACATTGTTCCTGGTATTGGTATTGCCGCAATAGCCCCAAGACCCATAAGTTTGAACGTATCTTTCATTTGTTTCTGAAAGATTGCCTTTTCTTGGTCGGTAAGTTTTCCTGTTTTTACAAACTTTTGTATTATTGGAAGGAGGTCTTTTGTATCCCCGTATTCTTTTTTGATAATACCAAAGAATAAATCAGACTGAACTTGAGACATATTTAGGAGTGCCCTCATCCATTCATTTAGGTCTTCTTTTAGTTTACTACGTTTAGTATTCAACTTACTTATTACTAAGTTGAAAATACTCGCATCAAACCAACCAAAAATTTGTTTGAAACGGTATCTCAATTCGGCCAACTTTGCATCGTTATCTCCGAGTGCCTTACGAATATTTGTTCCTGACATTTCACCGAATGAAGGTATATTGTATGAAACGTGTGGTGCATAAACATAATATGTGTAAGGGTCTACGAGATCTTTTGCAGGGATGAAAGTTGTTCTGTTGTACGCCATAAGACGTTTGAAACCTTTGAGTCTACCTTTATCCTTTTCACCAATCATATAAACTATTGAAGTAGTTTTTGGGTCAAGTCCTGTTTTTTCAAAGAATTCTTGTGGATTGTAAGGACTAACTATTTTTACAATTTGACTTGACGGCACTCCGTGTTTTACCATTATTCGTTTCTTTTCTTCAAAGTTGAATGGAGATTTTTGTCCATCTACTTTATCAGAAGTAACGATGTAAGTATTTTTATCACCAAACTGTTTTTTCAACCACATATAAGCATCTCTGTGATGAATGCCCATTGGTTGAAAACGACCAGGATATACAGCTACGATTTTTCCTTTATTTGAATCTTCTTCATTAAAGATTTGGAGTTTTAGCTCTTTGATTATTTGTTCTATAAGTCTATTCATATTTTTACGGTTTAGTTGGCCAAATTATGTTGAAAGGATCTTGTTGTGATGTAATATCTCTTAGTTCTTGACGATATGTTTGCCATTCTATCTTCTTCTCTTCTGAAAGTGGTGAGTCAGATAACTGTGTCCAATCTGATTCTAATAGAAGTTCATTTCTTTGAACTCTTATATTTTCCCACATTTGATTTGTTTCTTGTTCTAGTTCCTGTTGTGTTTTTTCTCGAACTTGTTCGTACTGAACTACTTCGATTCCTTCAATAACAAACATCTGACCCGTCGTAATACTGTTGTTTGTTTTATTTGGGTTTGGAACAAAACGAACAGGAAACCATCCATAAGAACGTAACCTTTCGTCGTCTAATAGATAAAAATTAGAAACGTCTACCCAATTTTGTGGGAGTGGTCTTGGATAACCTTTTACTTCACCATTTTCAACTTGTATATAATCCACTTAAAATACCTCATAAACAAAAAGAGACATATTCTATAAATATGCCTCTTCGTAGATTACCATCAATAATACGACCCATCATCTATAACATCTTTCTTTTTTCGTAGAGCAGCGATACCTTGACCACGCCATTCTACGTCAACAAGATCGTAGTATTTTAGAGTCATCTGATAATCAGGTCTGTTGAAGTCATGGATAAAAACAATTACATTTTCGTCTATAACTTCCCATATTGATTTTGCACAATACTTTCTTGCCCTACCATCAATCAGAATCTTTGTAAACTTCAATCCCTTTTCTTTTGGGTAATTGATGTAGTCCTTGAATTGTTCGTATCGGCAAGGAATTGGATTTGGTGAGTGAGCTGCTATATGATGTAGTTCAATATTCTTAACATTATAAGCATCTATTACCTTACCCAACGAATTTATCCAATCAATATCGTGTTCGATTGAGATTACCTTTGAAACGATACCCGACCAGTATAGAGTTGAGTTACCACTTCCCCATTCAAGAAGTGTATCATCGGGAGTTAGAAACTTCTCGATGAACTTATACTCCCACTCATTCATAAGTGGTCGGTATGACTCGAATTTGTTATCGGTTGTTATCATAGATGTCAAACACCTCCTTTACAACTTCATCAACTTCTGGAATGTAATCGTATAATGTCTTTCCTTCTGGAATTAGATCAATTGTATCTGTGTGGAATTCCGTGTGACGAATTTCTAGATCATCGAGAAGAAGGCCTTGACGAAGTGCCTTTGTCTTGTAGTATTGAGTTCCATTACGGAAAGGAAGAATATGATCTTCGTGTTTACACGTTGGAATCGTTACGATCCAATTATCGAACGCACCGGCAATATGAAGTGGTGAAGAATCGTTGGTAAGAAGACACCGAGAAAGAGAAATAAGAGACATCAATTCACCCAATGTTGTTAGGTCACGAAGGTCAATTCCGTCTTTTGGACATTGGATTGGAAGATACCCTTGTTTCTCATCAATTGTTTTACCGATAAGAACTACCGTTAGTTTTTCTGATAACTTGTCTATGATCTTTTGCCACCAATCTTGTGGAAGAGTTTTTGATGGCCACCATTTTCCTGCATGAACTACTACTGTTGGTTTATCTTTCTTCTTGGATTCCAACATATTCAGCACTGACATTGTGTCATCTGCTTCTAGTTTTAGCTTAATTGTTTTTTCGTTATTTGGTATTGTTCTTTTTATCATTGACATGGAGGCAAAATCTGTTGGGTGAAATAGAACATGAGACAATTTATGATCAGATTGTTCATCGTCTGGGCACGTGTACATTGTAAGTATAGCATCATTTATGCCGTTCCACTCATCATAGTTCATTACAGGGCAAGAAAGATGTTCAAAAAGACGTGGGAAATGTGAAACAACAAAAATATTTGCATCTGAATATAGTTTTTGTGTGTATCGGATTGCCGGTTCAGAGCATAATTGATCTCCCATACCAGCCGTGACTGAAATGAGAATATTTCGATTGTATTCATAATTGGGGGAATCCAATTTCCATTGCTCTATATCTTTTTTCATCACATCCATTTGAATTTCTTTTGGGGCACCTGCATAGTGTACAAAATATGAGTCAAGTCTAGAAATTCCACAAAACCTATCAAGTATATCCATTCGATTAAATTTATAATCCAAGTCAAACATTTCAATCTTGTCATTCAAAATACGAAGATTGATATAAGGTTGATCCGTTTCTACAAAGTCAATACCTTTTGGTAACTTAAAAATATTTTTGTGAATACGAGAAATCACCATCACGCCAGAATTATAGAATTTACCATCCCATTTTTTAAGTGGTTCGTTATAGTATTCAGATGCCTGTTCAAGAAATTCAAAACGAGTGGAATATTTACCTTCATTAAACATACCTAATTTATTTTCAGGAACTATTTCAAAAAGATTTGGAGTATCCTCACGAACAAGAATATCAATATCCAAGTAAAGAATCCTTTTATATTTGTTTAGGAGTTCATGAATATGAAACTTATTCCATTTCTGTGTAATATAGTGCGGGTTGAACTCATTGATGTTCAAATAGTCTGCACCAATTTTTTTAGCATATGCCTGAATTGAAGGTGTTGTAAGTTTTGATACTTCATTATAGTAATCCCCGATTGAAATCGTTAGGACGAGTGTGTCTTTTGTTTTCATAACCTATTTTTTATTAGTGATACAATACATTAATATACAAAAATTATTTTAATATATCATTACTTAAATATTACAAACACGAATTGGTGTGCTGGAAAATTGAACTGATGAATTTCCTAATCCAAGAAGATTACTAGCACCTATTGCAGAAACTGCAACATTTAGTCCCCACCCCCAAATTATTCCATTTTTATCTATTGCAAAACCACTGTATCCATTTGCCATAACTTGACAAAAAGTTTTTGTTGCACCAACCACAGATACTGGAGTGCTTCTTGAAGTTGCTGTACCGTTCGCTAATTGACCATACTGATTCTGGCCCCACGACCAAAGACGGCCGGCTTTATCAATGGCAACTGTAAAGTTTAGTCCTGCTGCTATTTTACAAAAAGTTTTATTTGCACCTAAAAGACCAACCGGAGTTATTGCTCTAATGGTTGAACCATTACCAAGTTGTCCAAATGAGTTAATTCCCCAACCCCATACTTTTCCATTTTTGTCTATTGCCATAGTGTGAGCCAGTTTTGTAGATATTTCGCAGAATGTTTTTGAACCATAAACAGCAACTGGTGTTCTTCGCGATGTAGTGGTTCCGTCTCCCAAATAAGCATTACTGGAATTATTTCCCCATGACCATGCTTTTCCATTTTTATCTATTGCAATTGTAAATCCTTGTGCACCAGCTTCTATTTTACAAAAAGTTTTTGCTGCACCGGCTACTGCTACTGGTGTAGATCTAGCAGTTATTGTATTATCTCCCAATCTTCCATTTGTATTACTTCCCCACCCCCATGCCTTTCCGTTTTTATCAATTCCCATAGTGTGGTTGCCAGATGTTGCTATTTTACAAAAAGTTTTTGTAGTTCCAGCAACAGAAACTGGAGTACATTTACCGGTTGCCGTGTTATTTCCAAGTTGACCACTACTATTAGCACCCCAACCCCATACTTTTCCATTTTTGTCTATACCGACTGTATTT